AATGCCATCATTTAAAGAGATATTGATGAAGTACTTAAACGATAAGAAGAACGAAGACTCGCAAAAAGGATTTATAGTTAAATTTGCTAAGTCTAAAGGTGGAAAAATATCGCAAGCGTGGTATAGAAGTAAAGCGGATGCTCAAAGGGCATTAGCAAAGTTAAAGAAATCTGGTCTTAATGGTATCATAAGTGTTGGTGGTTTAGATGATACTATGGGAGAAGAAGCTCCAGCAAATGCAGTAGCAGGAGGTGGTGTATCTATGCCACCAGACGCAGTACAAGATAAGAAAAAGAAAAAAGAAATTATGACAAGACTTGGTACTACGGTCAAAGAAAATAAAGAAACTAATAGTGTTCTTTTAAATCAGATACTAGACCAAATGGATAAGATAGATGTTATAGTAGATGAAAAATCTTATGGGAAAAATGAAATAGAATTTGTAGAAGAACCTGTTAAGAAATCAGTATTAGAAAAAGCTGGGTTAAAAGAATTTGGCGCTTATAATATAGGTAGTGGAAGTTATGGTGCAATGCACCCTATTGCTGCTCTAGGTGATACACCACCTAAAGGTAGACATAGAACAATGAGGTCTGTAGGATTAGTTTCTCAAACAGATCCAACTTTAAAAAAAGAAATTTCTATTAAACTTAAAGGTAAAGTTTTAGATAGAAAAATTAAAAGATTCACTAAAAAGTTTAGGCAGAATCTAAAAGATAGAAAACCATAGGACAATATATGAAGAGATTTAATGGACTGCTTGACGCTATATTTTTACCACCAAGAAATTGGGTATTAAATAATGCGTTAAAATTCATAGCAGATTTAACCGAAGTAGAGATAAGTAAATTAAACAGATGTGATGTTAAAGTTAAAGATAATGGCGAAGTTACCGTACCTGCTGGATACATCACAGATTTAGCTAGTGTACCAAGAATAGCTTGGGCAGTAATAGCTCCGTTTGATGTTGCTAGAGCAGCAGTAGTACACGATATACTTTATGAAAAAATTAATGGTGCATTTAAAAAAGGTGACATTAAAAGTAAAAGTGAGAGAGAAGAATATAGAGCAATAGCAGACAAAGTATTTAAACAAGGTATGGAATTTGCAGAACCAAAAGTAGCAGGTTTTAAAATCTGGTCTGCTTACAATGCGGTAAGAATATTTGGTCGTTGGGCAATTAATAGCTCGGCACCTAGAGGAGCAAAACCAAAGAAATAATATGTGGTTCTTTTTAATAAAATCCTGTATGGGTGCTATCATTGGTCAAAGTACCAATGCGTGGTTTAAAAAAACAAAAATGGGACATTGGTTCTATAAGAAAGTAGACCAATGTTATACTTGGGCTGCTAAAAGATATGATTTAGATGTATTAACAAAGGAAGAGAAATTAATTAAGAAGTTTCCAATGTTAAGTACGAAGATAAATAAACTAGAAGACCAAGTGGCTAAAATGAAATTAGAGATAACTAAAATAAGAGGTAGAAAATAATGTTTTTAACAATAGGACTAGTAATTGGTTTTATACTAGGTTGGTATGTCAATGAGAAACTTGAAGACATAACTGCTGGTATCAAACTATTAAAATTCTGGAAGTAGATTAATATGTTTGGTTATATGAAAATGGCAATGGTTGTAATAATGATTAGTGGACTTGCAGGTGCAGGTCTGTATGTTATGAAATTGCAGAAGGACAATGCAATTTTAAAAGCTAACCAAGTCAAGTTAGAACAGGCAGTAGATAGCCAAAAGAAAGTTATTGCTCAGCAAAAAGAAGACTTTACAAAAATCTTAGCAGCCAATAAGAAGATGAACGAACTTATGGGCAAACTACAAAAAGATTTAGAAGATTTAGACAAAAGATTTACTAAAGGTGGAAGAGACTTTGGTAAACTTGCAATAGAAAAAACGAAAGTCATACAGAAAATAATCAATAAAGGTAGCGATAATGTTATGCGTTGTGTTGAAATTGCTGGTGGCGCTGCCTTAACAGAAGCAGAAATTAAAGCGACAAAGAAATCTGAAATTAATAGAGAATGTCCAAGTATAGCGAACCCAAATTATGTACCGTATAGTAATTAGTATTTTATTCATAGTCCTTTTAACTGGATGCTCAAGTATTAAAAAACTTGACATATTCACAACAGAAGTTGAAAGAGAGAAATTAAATTTAGAGAAACCAACATTACCTCAACTAGAAAAGTTAAAATGGATTATCATTACTTCTGATAATGCTGATGAAGTATTCCAGAAGTTAAAAGATGAAGGTATTGATCCTGTGTTATTTGGTTTAACAGATAAAGACTTTCAATTAATCGCTAAAAACTTTGCTCAAATTAGAAATCATATGAAGGCAACAAACGATTTAATTGAATCATATAAAGAGTATTATGAGCCAAAGGAGAAGAAACCAAAGAACAAAGAGTAATTTATGGACGCAGATTTAGTATTAATGATAAGTAGATTGTGGCCAATGTTTGTGGCATTTATCATTTTAATAGTAACCTTAGCACAATCACATTATAGAATAAAAGTGTTAGAAGAAAAAGTTAAAGTAGCATTTGAATTAATAAACAAACTGACAGATAAAAAGTAATTACTTAACAGAATAACAATTAATTACTTCTTCTTTACCTTTTACTTTAACTTTACCAAGTTTATAGAACGGCAAATTTCCAGCGATACTATTTTCTGATATTACAATAGTTGTATTGAAGTTTTTACTTTGACCTTCTAATCTACTTGCAAGATTAACAGCGTCACCGATAACAGAATAATCAAATCTTTGCTCACTACCCATATTACCTACAAGACAATCGCCTGTATTGATACCTATACCAATCTGTAAAGGTGGGTTAAACTCTCCACTCTTATTCATTTCTTTAACGGTTCTTCTCATTTGAAACGCAGATAATATTGCTAGTCTTTTATGTTCTGGATTATCAAGTGGTGCATTCCAAAATGCCATTATACAATCACCCATATACTTATCAATAGTACCACCATTTTTAAGTATTATACTTGTCATTGCAGTAAGAAACTTATTAACATACTTGGCAACCTTTTCTGGTTCACCTTTCATTGATTCTGTTATAGGAGTAAAACCTCTTATATCAGAAAACAAAAATGTCATTTCTTTTCTTTCACCACCTAGTTTTAATAGTGATGGATTTTGTTGTAATTTTTTAACCATTTGAGGTGCTAGATAATGTTCAAATTGTTTTTTAATTTGTAGTTTTAATCTGTTTTCTCTAGCAAAATTATTGTATATTAAATGACCTGAAACTATAGTACCTATTACTAATGGACTTAACCAATCAGTTAGATATAAATTTTGTGTCCATAGATATATACTTCCTAGTGCGATAGGTATAGAGTAACCAGCATACATTAAGGCAGAAGATAATACACCTAATCTAGGAATAAAAATCAATAGTATTAGACTACCTATTATTATATAAGCAATTTCTAAATTTGCTAACCAATATGGTCTACTAATATATTTACCAGACAATAAAGTTTCTGTACCAACTGCCATAATTTCGTGTGTGTTTTTTAAACCATTTGGAGTTAATGCAAAAGTAGAACCTTTAAATGTAGTACCTATGAAAACTATTTTACCTTTCATAGATGACCAATCTTTATCTGTAAAATCTACTCTAGGAATATGATGTCTAAAATCTAACCAAATATTACTTACTTCAGGTGTAGGAAATTTTATTACTTTTAAAACGACTTCAGGTATTGATTTATCTAAAGGTAGTTTTCTAATAGTACCATCTATATCAACAGGCACAGATACATTACCTACGCCTAATGCTTTTCTGGATATACTGATAAGATTTTTAACTTCATTTGTTTCAGTTAGTATGACAGGATATTTTTGTATCATCTTCAAAAACATTTCATCACCACCTAGTCTATCTTTATGAGGAAAGACTACTTGTAAGACTACTAGAGCGGCACCATTTTTATACGCATTGATTATAGTACGACCAAGTAAATCTCTTTTCCACGGCCATTGTCCATTCTTTTTTAATGCTTTGTCTGAAATATCCAATAAGACTAGAGATTTGGAATCTAAATGGGTTCCAAATTTCTGGTAAGTATCAAAGGTTGCTAGTCTAGTTGATTGCAATAGTACTGGATTTACAAAATAAATTCCAAGAAGAATAACAAAAGTGAGACAAGCAATCCATTTTGTAGTAAATATTTGATTCATATCAGTTCTCCTTGCTTATTTATTATAAATATTATAAGAATAATTAGGAGAAATATGAGATTTATTACAACTATTTTACTTACATTTGTCTTTATTACTAGTGCTTACTCAAGCGAATTAACATTTGATTTTGATAGTCCATCGTTTTCAGGTAAAGGAAAGAGTTCACATTACCTTACGATAGAAAACATTGAGAAGACTCGTAAAGACGCAATCAAAGCAGCGAACAAAGCGGCAGCTGATAAAGCAACAGCAGACGCAAAGGCAACTGCTATAGCAAAATTCAAAGCAAATTTAGAGAGTAGATTTTATACTGCTTTAGCAAAACAAATTACGGACAATGTATTTGGTTCAGATGGACTACAACAAGACTCAGGAACATTTACATCTCCAGTTGGTGGCGAAGTGGTCACTTGGACTACTACAACAACAGGTTCAAACGATACGGTAACCGTAGTGGTAACAGAATCAGATGGTACGGTAACAACATTTACTATGCCTAAAGAAGACAACTCATAGGAATAATATGTTAAGAATTATATCTTTGTTATTGCTGACACTCTTTTTGGTTAGTTGTGCGAGTACAAAATCAGATTTTGATGTAAGAACACAAACGGTATCATATAAAGGATTGACAGAAATTAATTCACCAAAAGGTGAACCAGTAGTAATTGCTGTGTATGACTTTGTTGATATGACAGGTCAAAAGAAACCTGGAGGCAACTTTGCTTCTATGAGTACAGCGGTAACGCAAGGGTCGTATCAATTACTAATTAAAGCATTACAAGACGCAGGTGAAGGTAAATGGTTTAGAGTTGTTGAAAGAGCAAGTCTACCAAGTCTATTACAAGAAAGAAAATTAATAAGGTCTACAAGACAACAAGTTAATGGTGAAGGTGCAGAACCTTTACCACCATTACTATTCGCTGGTGCATATATCACAGGTGGTATAGTAGGATATGATAGTGATACTAAATCTGGTGGTGTTGGTGCAAGAATATTAGGTATTCAAGCACACAAACAATACAGACAAGATGTGGTTACTATTATATTAAGATTAGTTAATGTACAAAGTGGTGAAGTAGTAATAACTACAACCGTTGAAAAGACTATACTTTCAGGCGAAACAGGTGCAGATGTATTTAAATACCTAGATACAGATACAATGTTAGTAGAGATTGAAATGGGAGTGGCAAGAAACGAACCAGTTACCTATGCAGTAAGAAAAGCAATAGAAAAAGGTGTAGTAGATTTAATTAATGAAGGTGCTAAAAAAGGTTTATGGGAAATTGATGAAACAATAGTGCCAGAAATTAAAGATTATGTAGAAGATGGTCACGCATTAGATAACTATGATGGTGAACCAACTCCAATAACCGTAGAGATAGGTGAGGAAAAAGTTGAGAAAACATACGAAGACTATCTTAAACAAAAAGAAGAAGAAAAAGAAGCAAGAAAAAGAGATTTAAAAATCAAACTAGAGTGTGAGAAAAACGCTAATGCTACAGGAAAAGTATCTGAAAAATGTACAGAATTAGTTGATGAAAGAGATTGGGACGAAGTAGATAAAGCAACAGAAGAACAAAAAGAAACAGAAACAAAGGAGAATAAGTCAGATGAAGAAGATAGTAATGGCGATAGTGATTCTTCTAGCGACACTAACTAATAGTTTCGCTGGTAATTCTGTTTGGATTCAGCAGGACAACCAAGATAGTGATGGTTCAGTATTCATCAAACAAGATGGTTCTAACAACAAAGTTGGTAAGTCTACCACAGAACCATTTGTAATAGATGGTGAAAACTTAACACTTATAATCAGACAGATAGGCGATAGCAATACTACAGATTTATCTTCACACCTTGAATTTAAAGGTGAAGATATGACTATAGATTTATATATCAAAGGAGACTCTAACAAAGCTAGGTTTGAAGGTGATACAGATTCAACTGGTCATTGGTACGATATAGATATTACAGGTGATTCAAACTCAGCAAGAGTTGATGGTTATGACGCTGATAATACTTTAAGGACTAACATTGATTTAGATATTGTTGGGGACTCAAATGAGTTTTGGTTAAAGAGTAGAGGTGATGGTCACTTTATCTATGTTCTTATGTCAGGTGATTCAAACCGAGTACATTTCTATACTCATACAGATTCAGCAGGGTTTAATACAAACTCAAATGTATCAATTGGTCCTAATGTTGCTTCACACGGACAATTTGCAGACACTTCAGGTAGCGAAGGTGCAACACTTGACGCATACATAATTGGAAACTCAAATAGATTAGATAGTTCCTCATACGGAACAGGTAACTATCAAGTACACGACATTATAGGTAACTCAAACATTATAGACTTACACGCTTCTCATAGTGGTGACTATGACTTGGCAACAATTAAAGGTGATAACAACTATTTAAAAACCGTTATCAATGGCGACAACAATGTTTTAAGAATACACCAAGAAGGTGGTAACAATACTGCTAGAATTTATGTTTATACAGATGAAGCTGCTGTTAATATGGCACAAACAGGTGGTAGTAATACATCAAACATTACCATAACAGGTGATTCAATTTGGGATTACACATTAAATTTTACGCAAAATGGAAGCGATAATTGTACATACTCGTACAATAGAAACAATCAAACAGCAGATGTAACCGCTACCGTATCAAACGGATGTTAGAATGCGGAAGTTTTTATCTCTAATAACTTTTATAGTACTTTTCTGTACTACTGCTTTAGCACAAATAACAGGTCCAAAAGTTGGCGAAGTCATAGGTCAAATGGGTACTACTTGGAATGAGCGTGATGGTCAAACTCAAAATACCTCAATGGGTTATGAGTTGCAGATGAACGACTTTCTACAAACAGGTGAAGATGGTGGTATGATATTAAAGTATGTTGATAAAACTAAATTTACAATGGGACCAAATACAGAATTAATTATTGATGAGTTTGCTTTTGATACTTCTGTTGTACCAATAGAATTAGCAATGAACATATCTGTTCAAGTAGGTTCATTTACATATGAATCTGGAAGTGTATCTAGTTTAGGTGGTGAAGTTAATATTAATGCTGGTAATGCTACAATTACGGTACAAGGTACTGCTTTTTCAGGTACGGTTGATACTTCAGGTAAAGCAACAATTACTTTGTTGCCTGATAGTGATGGTGAAGTAGGTATGGTAACCGTATCCAATGACGCAGGTTCTCAAACAATTACAAACGCATTTAATTCCGTAACCGTTTATAATAATGATTTAGCACCTACACCTCCAAAAATAGAAACTAATAAACAAAACATTATTGAGTTAGATAAATTTGAAGAAGAAATAAAAGATGAAACTGAAAAAACTTTTGGTGATGTAGATATGAAAACTGAAATGTCTAAAGAGGACCAAGCAATACAAGAAATGGAAGAGGCGATAATAAGTGAAGAAGCAAATGTTGTAGAAAATTCTGATACAATTGTTCAAACAGATTTATCTTCTAGTGAAGCAGATACATTAATTGAAACAAAATCAGTAGAAGAAAGTAATTTAGTTGAAGTTATAGAAGAAGTTGATACATCTTATTATGATTCTTGGGAAGAAGATTTAAAAGATTGGGGTTATATAGATGAAGATAACCAGATTTCAGTTTGGGATGCCGAAGGCGAAACTAAAATGGATTGGGATGACGCAAAGAAAATGTATGCAGAAATGGACCAAGCATATTTTGACGCTATAAATTGTTCAGATTGTACTTGGGATACTATTGATTGGGATTCTGTTGATTGGGACGAAGTAGATTGGGATACTTATTATGATGAGTATAATAAAATTTTAGAAGATTATGGTCTTGCGTCTTGGAATGTAGAAGTAGTTGAGGAAGATGTAGTTGAAGAAACTAAAGAAGAAACAGAAGCAGAAGTAGTTGAAGGATATACTTGGGAAGATTTTGCTTTAGATGACGCTTACTATAGCAATTCTGAATACATTGCTAATGGAGGTCCTCCTACATTAACGGTACAAAACTATTGTGAGTACAATGGTTACGAAGACTATTGGTGTAACCAAGACTATGTTGATTACTTAAACGATTGGTATAAAGATGACTGGACTTTAAAAGTAATTAATGATAGTTGGACTAAAGAAGCTAAAAAGATATTTGGTAAATTGTATGGTTGGTGTGGAAGTTGGCCAAACTATAAGATGTGTGCTGACCAACCTAAACCTTGGAAAATGAAAGACTTAAAAAAGACTTACATAACTGATTGGGAATGGTCAGATTGGGATACATATTGGGACGCATTATACGATTGGTGGTACACAGGTTACGATTACAATAATGAAGATGACCAATCTAGTTGGGAAGATGAATATGCTTACGAAGATGACTATGATATAGACGCAGAACTAGAAATATTATTAGCTAGTTATGATGAAGAAGAGTGTTTAAAATATGGATACTATTGGGACAATGCTAATCAATCTTGTGGTACAGAATGGGTTGACAATAGTGGTTCAGAAACACAGGTAACTGCTAGTGGAGAAACTTTAAATTATACTACTGGAGATGTAACCCAAACTTTAACTACAACAAGCGGTGGTGTGTCAACAAGTACCACTTCTACAGGAAGAGTATCAACATTAAATAACGATTTTGACGCAACTGCTTCAACTAGTGGTGACTATACAATTATAAATAGATATAACGATAATCATAGAGCTTATGTAAAAACTGAAACGAGTAAAGAGGCAGATATTCAGATTTTACAAGACGCAGAAGCACAACACCTTGATGTGGGAACTTCCTCTACCCAAAATAATATTACAATAATACAAACGGATTAATAGGGACAAAGAAATGGTAGATAAAACTATTACCTCTTTAGAAAGAGAAGTCGCAGACAACAGGACCAGTATTGAGGTGCTGAGAACAGAAATAGAACAAAATTCATTAGTACACAAAAGACTAGATACAGCGATTGAGAAGTTAACAGGTATATCTTCAAGCATTAAATCTATGCTCGCAGTACACGAAGAAAAATTATCACAAGCAGAAAAATTAGATGAAATTATCTTTTCTAAATTAAAGGAAAGACAAGTAGAGACAGAAACAAGATATGCGTCTCTAAAAGAGAATATGGACCTTACTGAAAAGCGTATTATGAACGAGATTAAATCTATAAGAAACGATATTGGAGATAGAGTAAGTTTATTAGAGAAATGGAAGTGGGTAATTCTAGGTGGTTCAATAGTTATAGGGTTTATATTAGCTAGGAATTTCCCATTAGTTGTTGAGTTGATGAGAGTACAATAGGTTTTTACTTTTTTAAAGGGCGAATTTACCTCGGCAATTTTTTCTCAAAATACCTTTTTTTGAGGTGCTTGACAAATAGCTCGTATTAGTGTATTATGATATAATAATAATTATGAGATTGCTATGTCCAGTTATATTGATTTAAAATTCATAAATGAAATTTCGGCAAGATTAGGCCAATTTAAGAAAAAAGGTGACTATCTATTCAATTTCAGATGTCCTCATTGTGGGGATAGTCAGAAGTCAAAACTAAAAAGTAGAGGTTATTTTTATCGTAAGAAAAACGATATGTTTTTCAAATGCCACAATTGTGGTATGGGTCAAAACCTTGCAAACTTTTTAAAATACATAGACCCTAAAGTCTATGAAAAATATCTATTAGAAAGATATAAAACGGCGTCCCCAGCGACACCGAAACCAGAGTTTAAATTTGATTTTAAACCTGATATAAAAGATGACCATATTAGTGAACTGAAAAGTATTGCTGAGTTAGACGCTCAACACCCAGCAAGAAAAGTTGTTGCAGAAAGATTTATTCCAGAGAAGTATTTTGATAAGTTATTTCTATGCGACAAATTTTATGAATGGGCACATAAGATTGCTCCAAGAAAATATAATAAACCGAAGTACGACCATCCTAGATTGATTATTCCTTTTTATGATGAACAAGGTAAGGTGTTTGCTTATCAAGGTCGTGCTTTTGGAAAAGAAGTACCAAAGTATGTTACCATTAAGTTGGATGAGAATAAACAAAAAGTATTTGGACTTGAAAGAATAAATTTTGCAAAACATATCTATGTTGTAGAAGGACCAATTGATAGTTTCTTTATTGATAATTGTTTGGCGGCAGGTGGTGCTGATTTATCTTTAGATAGTAAAATCTCAAAAGATAAGGTGACATATATATTTGACAACGAACCTCGTAATAAAGAAATAATTAATAGAATGGAAAAGATTATTGAAGAAGGTTATAACATTTTTATTTGGCCAAGTGAGATACAACTTAAAGATGTTAATGACTTAATTATGACAGGTGTAACCAAAGTACAATTGGATGAGATTATAAGTATCAACACATATTCTAAATTATCAGCAAAACAGGCATTAGTAAATTATAAAAAAGTTTAATATAAAGGAAAAATTATGGGTGAAGAAGGTAAGAAAATATTTGTTATAAAAAGAAATGGTCGTGGACGAGAAGAATTAAATGTAGATAAAATCCACGATATGGTTGAGTATGCGTGTGAGGACATTAAGGGTGTGTCATCTTCACAGGTAGAAATGAATAGTGATTTACAATTTTATGATAACATACCGACAGACCAAATTCAACAAATCTTAATTAAGTCTGCTTCAGATTTAATCTCATTAGAAAATCCAAATTACCAATATGTAGCTGCTAGACTATTACTTTATAGTTTAAGAAAATCTATTAACAGAAGATTGTGGGACCATCCACATTTATATAAACATACAAAGAAATGTGTTGAACTTGGAGTATATGATAAAGATATTTTAAAATGGTATGATGAATCAGATTTTGACCGTATGAATACAATGTTGGCACACGATAGAGATTATTCATTTACATATGCTGGTTTAAGACAAGTTATGGACAAGTATTTGGTCCAAGATAGAAGTAATGGAGTAATTTATGAAACTCCACAACAGATGTATATGATGATTGCTGCTACAATATTTGCTCAATATCCAAAAAGTAAAAGATTAACTTATGTGAGAAAATATTATAATGCAATATCACAATTTAAAATTAATATTCCTACTCCTGTTATGGCAGGTGTTAGAACTCCAATTAAACAATATGCTAGTTGTGTATTAGTAGATGTAGATGATACTCTACAATCTATTTTTTCAAGCGATATGGCAGTTGGTTACTATACAGCACAAAGAGCAGGTATAGGTCTTAATATGGGTCGTATAAGAGGTATCAATAGTAGAATTAGAGGAGGTGAAGTACAACACACAGGTGTTATACCTTTCTTAAAGAAGTTTGAAGCAACCGTTAAGAGTTGTACACAAAACGGTGTACGAGGTGGTTGTGCAACGGTACACTTTCCTATATGGCATAAAGAGATAGAAGATATATTAGTTTTAAAAAATAATAAAGGTAGTGATGATAATAGAGTTAGAAAATTAGATTATTCAATTCAGTTATCAAAACTATTTTACGAAAGATTTATTAATGACGAAGATATAACTTTGTTTAGTCCACACGAAGTACCTGGTCTATATGACGCTTTTGGTACAGACGCTTTTGATGAAATGTATTTGAAGTATGAAAAAGATACATCGGTATATAGAAAGAAAGTATCGGCACAAAGATTGTTTATGGACTTATTAAAAGAAAGAGCAGAAACAGGTCGTATATACATTATGAATATAGACCACGCAAACTCACACTCCTCATTTAAAGACAAAGTTAATATGTCTAATCTATGCCAAGAAATTACATTACCTACTAATCCTATAAGTCATATAGATGGTGAAGGTGAGATTGCATTATGTATTTTAAGTGCAATCAATGTTGGTCTTTTAAAATCACTAGACGATTTAGAAGAACTATGTGATTTATCAGTAAGAGCATTAGACGAAATTATAGACCATCAAAAGTATCCAGTTAAGGCAGCTGAAATATCTACTAAAGCTAGAAGAAGTTTAGGAGTTGGATATATTGGTCTAGCACACTATCTTGCTAAGAAAGGTTATACTTATGACCAAAAGATGGCGTGGAAAGAAGTAGATAAACTTACAGAAGCATTCCAGTATTACCTGTTATGTGCAAGTAATGAACTTGCAAAAGAGAAAACAAAGTGTGATTACTTTGACAGGACAAAATATTCAGATGGTATCCTTCCGATAGATACTTACAAGAAAGAAGTTGATGAGATTGTAAATCGTAAATTCAGCTTTGATTGGGAAGAATTACGGAACGATATAAAAAAGTATGGGCTCCGACATAGCACTCTCTCGGCTCAAATGCCTTCTGAATCATCTAGCGTGGTTTCAAATGCCACTAACGGCATTGAACCACCTAGAGGTTTTTTGAGTGTTAAGAAAAGTAAGAAAGGTACATTAAAACAAGTTGTGCCTGATTATACAAGATTAAAAAATAACTATACATTGTTATGGGATATGAAAGACAATGAAGGATATATAAATGTAGTGTCAGTAATGCAGAAGTATTTTGACCAAGCTATATCTGGTAATTGGTCTTTCAATCCTGAAAATTACGAAGACAATCAAGTGCCTGTATCGGTGATGGCACAGGATTTATTATCAACATATAAGTATGGTTGGAAGACATCTTATTATCAGAATACATATGACGGTAAAGTAGAAGATGAACCATTGCACCCATTGACTTATGATGAAGCGGAAGTAGGTAGTGTATACTTACAACCAAACCAACAACCAAATATATTACTAGATACTAAAGAAGAAGTAAAGATTCCAGTTGCAGAAACTAAAGAGGAAGAGGATTGCGAAGCGTGTAATATATAAGAAAGAGAGAGTATGAATTTTGTTGCCAATGTACCACATATTCGTTGCTTTGTTAAGAAAGAATATGTCCACGATTTAGAAAGAGGACACGGAGAGTTTATAGAGGCAGTATTGTTAGCAGTTAAATCAATGAGAGGCAAAGCATTGATGTTTGAAGCATACTTACCTGAATACGGTGCCTGCTTTGATAAGTTTCCAATAAGTGCATTTGTTTGGAAGAAAGATATTATAGATAGTGAACAATTAAAGCTACCTCAATTAGAACTTTGGGATGCTTTTAGTTACCATATACAAATATGGGAGAAGACTTTATTAAAGAATTGTAATGTTAAAATATGGATTAGGGATAAAGGTGTAGTATCAGGTGAATATCTATTTACTATTGATTCTGTCCACTCGGACCCAAATACAATAAATACAGGAGTTTCAGAAGTACCAACTGAACACAAACAATTCAATTTTGGTAAGTTAAGTAATGGGCAATTCTTTGCTCAACCAAATAACAGAATGCTTTGGTACGAACAATCTTTAACACCAAAAGAGTTGAAGACACCTGACTTTCAGGTTTGTAGTAGATACTATTTTTGTGAACAAGAAGATAGATGGAGATACGGTAACAATGATGATTATTTTTATAAAGGAGAAAAAGTAGATGAGTGAGAAGATAGAGGCGCTGATAGAACAGATAGGTAATCTTACAATGCAGGAGTGCGCCGATATGGGTAAGATGATGGAAAAGAAATGGGGTATAACAGCAAGTCAAATACAACCAAGTGCTGCTCCAGTTGTAGAAGAAGCAAAAGCAACTAAAGATGTATTTCTAGTTGGTTATGAAGATAGTAAGAAGATTATGGTTATTAAAACTATAAGACCTATATTAGATTTAGGATTATTAGAAGCAAAGAACTATGTTGAAAAATCAGCAAGTGAAAAGGTAGAAGTTAAAACGGATTTAGAACCAGCAGAAGCAGAAAAGATTTCAAAAGAACTTATAGCGGCAGGTGGAAAGGTTGAAGTCAAATAAGAAGATGGCAAGTACCGTTTTTAATAAAACAAAAGGTTTAGATTATACTAAGCAACCAATGTTCTTTGGTGAGGATTTACAAGTACAAAGATATGATAATATGAAGTATCCTATTTTTGATAAACTCACACAACAACAATTAGGTTTCTTTTGGAGACCAGAAGAAGTATCTTTACAAAAAGATAGGTCAGATTGGTCAGTATTAAGAGAAGAACAGAAGTTTATATTTACTAGTAATTTAAAATATCAAACTATGTTAGATAGTGTACAAGGTAGAGGACCTGCTTTAGCATTTCTTCCATTTTGTTCATTACCAGAATTAGAAGGTTGTATAGTTGCCTGGGATTTTTTTGAAACTATACATAGTAGAAGTTATACATACATAATCAAAAACTTATATAGTAATCCTTCAGAAGTTTTTGATACTATAATAGAAGATGAGAAGATAGAGAGAAGAAGTCAATCGGTTACTCAACATTATGATGAACTAATACAATTAGGTAATAAGTACTCAATTGATAAATCTAAAGTTGATGAATACGATTTAAAAGAGAAACTTTGGCGAACATTGGTAACGGTAAACATATTAGAAGGATTAAGATTTTATGTTTCCTTTGCTTGTAGTTTCGCTTTTGGTGAATTAAAACTAATGGAAGGTAGTGCAAAGATTATATCATTTATATCAAGGGACGAAAGTCAGCATTTAGCAGTATCACAAAGAATAATTAATAACTATAGAGGTCCTGAAAAAGATAAAGTAATGGACAAAGTTATTAAGAATAATGAAAAGTATGTTGCGAAATTATATGATGACGCAGTTGCAGAAGAGAAGCGTTGGGCAACATATCTATTCAGTAAAGGTAGTATGATAGGTTTATCAGAAAAACTTTTACATAATTATGTTGAATGGACTGCTAACAAAAGATTGAAAGCAATTGGTATGAAACCACGATACGATATATCTAATACAAACCCATTGCCTTGGACTGAACATTGGTTTAATAGTCGTGGATTACAAAACGCACCACAGGAAACAGAAATAGAAAGTTATGTTATCGGTGGTATAAAACAAGATGTAGAGAAAGACCAATTTAAGAAATTTAAATTATAAGATAATGGCACAGAAAAGAAAGACACAATGTCCTCATTGTGAGGAAAATTTTACAATAATTTGGGAAGAAGTAGATTTAGAACCTTGGACTTGTCCTTTCTGTGGTGGTGCATTAGATAAAGATGATGAAACCGAAACGATTTCAAATGAGGAAGATGATGAAGATAATTGGAATTGATTATAGTTTAACTTGTCCTTGTTGTTGTATAGTAGATGGTGGGTTTAATGGTGATAATGCAGGTTTAGATAATTGCAGATTCTACTTTCTAACAAATACAAAGAAATATGAAGGTTTATTTTTAGATGGTCAAATACAAGGTGACTACTTTGATGAATGGACTTCACAACAAGAAAGACACGATAATATATCAGAATGGGTATTTAATACGGTAATAGGAAATATAGTAAATCCTTATGTCTTTATTGAAGACTACTCTTTTGGAAGTAAAGGAAGAGTATTTAATCTAGCAGAAAATACTGGATTATTAAAACACAAATTATATAAGAGAGGTATAAAATTTGAGACATTGGTTCCATCTGTAATTAAGAAACTGACAACAGGTAAAGGTAATGCAGATAAAGAGAAAATGTATGATAAGTTTTATGAGGAGACTGGAGTTAATATGATGGAAGCTTGTGACCAGACTACTTTGAATAATCCTGTTACCGATATAGTAGATAGTTTTTTCATAGCAAGGTGTGGGTATGAAATTTCACTTAAAAACCCTAAAATCACATAAAATAACGCAAAATATCCCCTAAAAACCCTTTAAAATCAACGAAAATTAGTCAAAAAAGTGCTTGACATAGTACTGGAATCGTGGTATTATGTATGTATGATTAATAATAACACAAATACCCAAATACTAGAATGGTTAGGAACTTCAATTTTGATTATTGGGGTTGGTATAAACTCTCTAGGATACTATCCTTTAGGACCTATTGTAATGATATTCGGTGGTCTGACTTGGGTTTTAGTAGGATTTATGTGGAATAGACTATCTATAATCACTACAAATCTTGTAATAACTATTGTATCTTTGATTGGTTTATCAATAAATTACGGTATATTTGGATGAGAACAAAATGAGAACATTTAAGAATTATTTGCTTGACAATGATTGCAAAAACTGATAGGATATGAGTATGAAAACAACAAAAAACACTAATAAAATGTTTACCAGATATTATGTTTATTATAAAACGGTAGGGTTATCTCTAGTTAATAAGAAATTTGATATTAATAGAGTTATAAACAAATTGAAAAAATGTGGAGTTGATTTTATTAATATGAGAGTTGGCAAAGTAGAAAACGGTATAACACTTCCTTATTTTATGTTTGATACAACTACACCTGATAAAGTTGATTTTTATTTATGGTATTCAAAACATAATAGTAAAAAGTTTGGACACAAATACCACTATTTCAATGGTATGATGTCTAAAAAATTAAGTAATAACAATCTAATAAAAGGAGTACACTATGTCTAAAGTAAAACAAATGGCGTGGGACAACGCAGAAGAAAAAGTTGATAGTATAATTGACGATATGAATAATGGTAAATTTAATTCAACGATTGCTAAAAACAAAATACTTGCAGTTGATAATGTTGAACTTACAGGTATTGACGAAAACAATGTTGATGAAGTAATTGATGAGAATAAAGGAAAATAATGAACGCATTAGTTAAACACATTAGAAATATGAACGCTAAGACGCAGAAGTGGATTGACGAAGATCCAAAAAACAGATTTGGTGGTAAGTTAGTTGAAGACTTAAATCATTGGAAAGATTATGGAGTACATACACCAAAAGACCTAGACAAGTACCTTGCAATTCAAACTTGTTATGAGGTGACTTCTAGTGCGTATAGTAAATCATATGCTAGAAGTTTTAATTATGACAAAATGTCTATTGAAGAAATTGAAAAATTAACAGATGAAATGTCTGTTATCGCAGATGAAAATATTAAAGAAGAAAAGAAAGCTGAAGAACAAGCTATTACAGAATTTAAAGACCTGATTAATAAGACAATCAAAGCTGGTGCAAAAGATGAGAAAGAAGCATTAAGATGGTTGACTAAAGATTTAGGACTAACCCACATACAAGATTATGAACACTTTGTTTGGGAAAAAGGATTTTTATTTACCGATTACGGTAGAGAGTTAGTTAAACAATTAAAAAACATTTATTTAAATTAAGGAGGACTATATTATGAAAAAAGTTGATACAGATGTTTATTTTAATAAAGATGATGTAGGTAAAAACCTATACAGAAAGAAAACTTATTATACGCTTTGCGTTGAGCAAGATGTACTTGCTAAAAATAAAGACGAGGCAGATGATAAGTTGAGTGATTGTGGAATAGATTACTCAAAAATCA